GAGAGCGTTAGATTTGTGTATTCAACGCCCTGAATCTTGATGCGCCAATCAGGTGTCCAAACGCTCACGATGCAATCGACCCTGCAAATCCACTTGCACCAAGCGTGCCGCGAGCCTGTGAATCATTCAAAATGGTCACAATTTGTCGAGCCGTGCTTTCAGCATCAACCGCGCCATTGACGGTCAAATTTATGACACTTCGATTGCCTTCTTCTCCAGCTCTAAAACGGGCAGGATCAAAAGATGGCGCAACAGGCATTCGAATTTGACCGCCTGTTTCTTCAAAAAATCTTACACCGCCAACATCGCCAATGCCGCCAATTTGACCAAGAAAACTATTTGCCCAAGCGTCACCAATTTCTTTTGTGTTTTTTTCTGTCAGCTCAACTTTTGCAGGTGTTGAATTTGTGCCAATAACATTTCCGCTAGCCGTGACGCCGCCGCCTGTGATGCCGCCACCTGTCACGCCACCGCCTGTCACGCCACTACCCGTGACGCCGCCTGTGACATTGCCGCCGATAACCACACCCGATGGCAAACTTGCTGCACCGACAACATTTGATCCCGAAACAGCACCCGCACCAATTTTTCCAATGTTTGCAATGTCTTTGCCGCCAAAAAGATTGTTCGCTTTGTTGTAAAGATTGATCGCCGTGTTGATGACGCTGATGATTCCATTGATGACGCTTTTGATGGTATTCAAAACGGTTTCAATGACAGGCACAACAACCTTGATGGCTACCGATGCCGCCGAAGCAAAAGTTTCAATTGCTGCGACAAATTGTGTTTTTAAAATTGGAATGATGTATTGATTCAACCATTTGAAAATATCAGCAAAAGTGTCAATGATGCTTTGAAATCTTGGCTCTTGATCTCTAATTGCATCGCCTATCTTTACAAAAGCCCCGCGCACAGCGTCAAAAATAGGTTCAAGAAAATCTTTGATAAAGTTGTAAATATCTTCAAAGCGACCCAAAATTCCTTCGCCTGATCCACTTAAAGCATCGGAAAACTTTTGAAATACGGGCAAAACCGTGCCTGTGATAAAACCAAGCAATTTTTCTACAATAGGCAAAAGAGCCTGACCAATTGATTCTTTTGTTTCATCAAAAGCAACTTTGACGCGATCAATGCGACCTTGAAATGTGTCAGCATTTGCGGCAGCTGCTCCGCCATATAAATCCGTCAATTGTTGCAACGCGCCTGTGTAGCCTAAAGTCTTTGCATCAGCTGTGGAAATTCCTGCGTTTAATTTGACCAACGCTGTTGTGTTGCCTTCATAGGCTTTGCCAAGTGCATTGCTGACGGTTTCAAGCGGTTTGCCTGTTGCCGCGCTTATATCTAAAGCAAGATTAAGAAGTTTTTGAGCTTCTTCCGTGTCGCCTGTTGCCGTTGCTAAACGCTGCAAGGCTGGTCGCAATTTATCGTCAGCAACACCCGTCGCCAACGATGTTTTTAGAATTTGATCTTCAACAGCTTTTATTTGATTTTGAGTTGCCCCTGTTGCTTTTTCTAACGCGCTTGCTAATCTGATTTGAGCTTGCTCATCTTCAATAGCAGCTTTGACGCCATCGACAGCAAGTTTGACGGCATAAGCGGCAGCGGCAGCGGCAGCAATAGCAAAAGCGGCAGCCGCTTTCTTTCCAAATTCGCCGACCTTATCTGCAAATCCGCCAACTTCTTTATCGGCGGCGGCTGTTCCTTTTTTCAGACCATCAAGATCGGCATCAAATTGAATTTTGACTTTTGGAATTCCAGCCATTACGCACCGCCTTCAAGTTTTAATCGCTTAACTATATCCTTAACAATCTGCACATATTCGTCAGCAATGGGCTTGATGTTTGCATCGACGGTCGGATTGATCCAATAGCCGCGCTTATTTCTGCCCTTGACGAATCTTGATCTGCCCATTCGCCGACCTGCCTGATCTATTGGCTGCCCGCCGCTTCCATATTCGCTGCCCCATAAGAGCTGACCAGCCTGCGCCGATGTGCTTTTTGTGTCAGGTCTTTTGCCGCCATATGGTCTGCCAACGCGTTTTGATCCGCCAACATCAACCCGAATCATGCGATCTCTTGGTGTGCTAATTGATCGCGCGACCAAAATTGCTTGCGGTGGAGCTGAACCAAAAGCGGCGGCAACGCTTAATTCACGGGCAAGGCTTTTGGAAAGCGGTTGCGCTTTGTCGCGTAATTCTGACGATGTTTCCTTGTCAAGCAACCTTAATGTGGCGCGCAAGTCTTTCAAAGCAATCGGATCAACATCGATGCTGATCTTACCCTGACCTTTTGCCGCCGCCATTTTTCTCCAAAATCTCAATCGCTGTCAAAATATCTTCAGCGGATTGCCAATATGGCATCGGAATGCCTGTGGCGATTGCGAGCTCAACGATTAGTCGGCTGACGCTTCCGCTTCCGTGACTTTTGGGCTGTTGTCACCTACGACAATCTCTGCAATCGTTTCACACCAAGTGTCATAAGGCTTCACAGGTTTGCCCGCGGCTTCACGCTTCATGGCGTGATATGCCAAAAACATCAAATCTGAAACGCCGATCTTCTCTTGGGCTTGACCAATGCGAAAGCCTGTCTTTTGCTCCCACTTCGCCCATTCAGGCGGTGCAGCGACATAAGTCGCCACATCGCCTGATTGATATTCAATTTGAATTGCTAGTTTCATTTTGCTCCCGTTTCTCTAAATCCTAGCTGAAATTTTCAGCTGGTAAGCCAATGACGGTGAAGCTCATCGTCACAGTTTGTGCATCAGGTGCAGTTCCGCCGACCGATGGGAAGACGGGCAAAACCTGAAATGTGAATGTAGCACCTGTCGCCGCCGTCATGACGGTTGAAATGCCTGTGTTTGGTGCAGATTCGCAAACGCTCCACAGAATTTCACAGAGTGATCCTGTTGCGCCCCAATCTGCAAGCATTTCGACATCGAATGTCCATTGATCGTCAATTGCCTTATATGCGCGACCATCAAGCGTTTGATAAGTTTCGATGATGTGCTCATTTGACAGGATTGCCGATGTTGTTTGGGCGTCGAAATTGTTTCCACCAATCGTGAAAGACACATCGCGCCCCGTGATGATATTTGTTGGCATGTCTGCTCCTAGTTTGTTTGTGTGTAGTAGGTGGAAACGGGTATGTCTGCCGATAGCAGGTTTGACGATCCGACCGAAACAATCGACGGCACGGTTATATCTCCGACGATGTAGCCTGACGGTATAACCGCCAGAATGCTGATGAGTAGCTTCTCCAAGTTGTCCAGCGATGCGCTGTTTGACATATAGGCAACAGCTGCCGTGATTCTAAGATTGATTTGAACCTTGATTGTCGATTTGCCAATGAGATTCGGCTGAAGATAAGGATCGCTCGGAACTAACGCGCAAAACGGCGGAATGACAGCTTCAGGCACAGAATCATAAACATTTGCAGCAATGCCCGAAAGCGCGCTTTGAAGCGCATCTCTGACACTTGTTTGAATTGATGATGGCATTACTGACACATCGATTCGACTTCATAAAATGGCGCAAGCAAGGCTGAAACGCGTGTCAATAGCTGACGGCTCATGCGCCACGGTGAAACTTGGAAATCAACGCCGTCAATGGAATTGCCAGCGGCGGTTTTGGCTTGGAAAATTTCAGAGCTGGTCATAATCACAGCATTCTCAACAGCATCGTTGTTTGCATAAATATCGGCGGCAGATTTGCCAACCAATGTCGCTGATCCGTTTGGAATGACGGCGCGAAGCGTCACATTTGCTGTGACTTTTGCAGCTGTGAAAACATAGGGCGAATGTGTGTAATCCGCGGTGACCGTGTAAGTGCCGTCAATGGAAGTGTCGCAATTGTTAAGTTGCACGCTCTGACCTGTGACAAATTTGTGAGCTCTCACGGTGTAAATGTAAAGAATGTTATTTTCGATTTCATACATTGCAACAGCTGACGAATTGGCAACCAACATCGGCAAAACAACAGCTTCAGCCGAATTGATTATGTCGTCAAGATAGCTGTCAGGATATAGCGAAACGCTCACGCCAAGCACGGTGCGCAAGTCTTGCGCGCTGACGATGTTTGGCATGAGCGTTCCTTTCGATTCTGCTCGATCAGCTACGGGAGCGCAGCTGATCGATGATTAGTTAGTCGGCTTAGGTGAAATTAAAACGGTTGCAGCCCGCGCCTGTTTTTGTGGCAAGAGCGGCGAAACCGTAATAAAGCACAGAAACTTGACCTGTGGCGATGACATTTGCGCGAAGGTTTGCGCGTGGTGATTCATACCAAGTGTAAGCATCAGGATTGATGACGAACATTGAGTTGTCGCCTGATCCTGTCTTATAGGCATCGACATAAAGGTTTAGACCTGCAACATTGCCGACCAATGATGTTGGTGTGACATTTCCACCCGCGTTTTGTGGTGCGGCTGCGTTGTAGATTGGGCGACCTGAATCGTTGTATCCCATGATATTTGCCCATTGATCAGGTGCAACAACTAGATTTCTTGCGAAACCTTTTGTCGCTGCATAAACTGCCGCGCTTCCGCTTGCAACATAAGCAAGCAATGCTTCCTTGTCATTTGCGCGAGCTGTCGCATTGAGTGCGCCATTCGCAACCAAGACATCATTTGCATATTCGGTTGTAGCCTTTGAATACGCTTGCTCCATAGTTAAAAGCAACTCGTTCAGAAAGACAGGCGAACTCCTGTCGAGTAGCTCAACAGAAAATACCTGACTACCGCTGAATTTTTTGACAGACACCGAAATGAATTCGCTATTGACATTCACATCGGCAACCGCGCCGCCTTCGGCTTCTTCGGTGACAGATGGAAGCTGTGTGATCTTAGGAATTTCGAAGGTGAGCCCTGCATCAGGAAGCTGTCCTTTGCTTAGCGCATCAACGCAACCTCTGACATTTGTTCCAAGCGGATTCCAAACCTCTGTCAATTGACGGGTCGGGAACATTGCTGGATTGTTTGTGGCGTCGTCAGCTGCCTTCACATAAATGCGGGCTTCTTCGCTGCCAAGTGCCGCGCGAATTGTGTTTTCAAGATACTTGACTTTTGTCAATTCAATTCGTGGCGCGGTGTAAAACTTCGGCTGAGTTGCAGCCGAATTTGAAGTCAAAGCAGCTTCCACCGTTTCGGCGGGTGCTGCCTGCTCTGTGACGGTGTTTTCCACTTCGTCTTCTCCTTGTTCTTCGGTTGTTCCAGAATCGATTGATTCGGAATTCTCTGTTTTTTCTTTTTCTTCTTCATCGTCATATGACGCGGCTACATCTGAAACCCTTGCGCTATCAATGGCGGGCTCGGCGACCAAACTGACCTCATCGAGCTTGCCAGCTGACACAACCAAAACGCCGTTTTTGCTATCCCACGCATCAACAGAGATTCCAACAGAAAATCCGTCGCGCAATTGTGTTTGCGCTTCTTCCAGCGCGTCGCTTCCAGCTGTGGTGTTTGCAATCTTGAAAGTCGCATCAATTCCCTGTGGTGTTTCGGTCATTTCAACGACGCGACCAATTGGGCGTGTGCGATCGTGCTCCAAAAGCAATTTGACATTCCGTGGCGCAATTGATCCAGCTTGAAACATCGTGCGACCAGCGCTCGTGTTGCCTTCTTCATTCCAAGTGACGATTCGACCTGAGATCAATCGAC